TTGCAGTAGATGATGATCGTCAAAAATATACAACTGTAAAAAATCTTTTTTCATTTTTATCAGTATCACAATGTATTATTTATTGTAATAGTATTAAACGTGTGCAAGATTTATATGAAGCAATGACAGAAGATGAGTTTCCAGTATGCCGTATTCATAGTAGTATGGAACGTGTAGAGAGAGAAAGTGCATTTAATGAATTTAAATCAGGAAAATCACGTGTATTAATTTCATCAAATGTTACTGCTCGTGGTATTGATATACAACAAGTTAGTGTAGTTATAAACTTTGATTTAACAAAAGATATACATAATTATTTACATAGAATTGGACGTAGTGGTAGGTGGGGTAGAAAAGGTGTTGGTATTAATTTTATTACTAGGAGAGATGTAGGTAAATTGAAGGAAATTGAGCAACATTATTCAACTCAAATTAGTGAAATGCCTGCTGAGTTAGGATTTTTAACAAATATTTAGAGAAACGCGTATTTTAAATATTAAATTCAAATAAAACATTTTTTTGTAAAACACATAAAATTGCTTCATATAATAATAATTCTTGTTTTTCTGTAAATCCTATTAAAGGATATTCTGTTATTAAACATTTATTATTCCAACGTATTTGTCTTATTCTATTATTTTCATCAACATCATTTTGTTTTTCTGGTATGTTGATTTTAAAACCATCTTCAGGAATATCTAAAAGTTCTAATAATTCTTCATCATCAGGTTTATTTTTATTATAAATATTTACAATTTCTTTAAGCATTGTAATATTAATTGAATCAACAAATACTCGAATGCACATATTAATTTATTAAAATATATTTTATTTTATTTAAATTATTATATTTTAGATTAATACGTAAAATAAATTCATTATATTTCTAAATTACATATAATGAATAAACTTTTTTGTTCAAAAGATACATGTTCAGAAGAAGAAGAAGAAGTTAAACAAGGTAGTGTTATAGATAAAATAAATGATTATTTTAAAACACCTATTTATTATAATAAAAATAAAATAGAATTAAAAGAAAATATTGCAAATGATTTAGAATTGGTTAAAACGATAGATACCTCTAATAATCCTATTTATTCTTTTTATCTAAATACAGACAATGATGTATCAAAAAAAGTTACAGAACAGATAGTAAAATATTATACAACTGATACTAATTTTTTAAAAGATAATCAAAAACTAATTAAAAATTATGTTGCAATTCCAAATGAAACAACAGATAATTTAAATAAATATAAAAATGTTATTAGTATTTGGGATGAAATATTACTAGATGTTGAATTTAAAGAAAAATATTATTATGTAGATTGGAAAATTCTAGAATTTTTAAATAAATCTGAATTTTTTTTACAATTTATTAGTATTTATAATTTATTTTCACCTATATTTTCTCTAATAATGCCTATATTACTTTTAATTATTCCATTTTTTATAATAAGAATGAAAGGATTAAATTTAACTGCAAGTGAATATATAAATGTTTTAAAGGTTGTTGCAAAAACAAATGCTATTGGAAAACTTTTTACAACCAATTTTACCGAAATATCTGCTCAAGAAATGATTTACATATTTGTATCTGCAGGATTTTATTTATTTTCTATTTATCAAAATATAATGGTTTGTATAAGATTCAATAATAATATGATGAAAATTCATGAACATTTTAAAGACATAAATAAATATTTATGTAAAACTATTGAAAATATGGATAACTTTTTGAATTTCTCAAAAAATTTAGATTCTCATACTGAATTTAATAATAATTTAAAAAATAAAATAGAAATTCTTAAAAACATAAAACAAAAATTATCTAGTATTACTGAATATAACTTAATTAATTTTAGTAAATTTAAAGAAATTGGCAAAGTTTTTAAATACTTTTATGAGTTACATACAGATGAAAAATATAATGATGCAATCTTATATTCTATTGGATTCAATGGTTATATTGATTGCATTGAAGGATTAAAACAAAATATTATAAATAAAAAAATTAATTTTGCAAAAATATCAAATAAATCAAACAAAAAAAATAAATTAAAAAATAATTATTACGCTTGTTTAAGTGAAAATAATTCAAAACCTATTAAAAATAATATTAAATTAGATAAAAATATCATTATTACAGGTCCTAATGCATCTGGAAAAACAACTATTTTAAAATCTACATTAATTAATATAATATTTACTCAACAATTTGGTTGCGGATTTTATGATTCGGCAAAAATTACACCTTATAAATATATACATTGTTATTTAAATATTCCTGACACATCTGGTAGAGATAGTTTGTTTCAAGCAGAAGCACGCAGATGTAAAGAAATATTAGATTGTATAAATAATAATCCAACAGAATCACATTTTTGTGTATTTGATGAACTATATTCTGGTACAAATCCCGAAGAAGCAGAAATAAGTGCTACATCTTTTATGATTTATTTACAGAAATATAAATTAGTAAGTAGTTTACTTACAACTCATTTTGTAAAAGTTTGTAAGGAATTAGAAAAAATAAAAACTATTCAAAATTTTAAAATGACTACTGAAATTGATAAAGATAAACATATCATTTATAAATATAAATTAGAACATGGAATTTCGGAAGTTAAAGGTGGAATAAATGTTTTAACGAATTTAAATTATCCAAAAGAAATTATTGATAGAACACTTAAATCTTAAATAACTTAAATCTTAAATAACTTAATTCGTTAATTAATAAATTAATTTATATATTCTTTTTTTATTATAATGGCAGATTTTTTTAATCCATCTTTTTTTTTGTATTTAGGAATTATTATTCTTGCAATTGCTATTTTAGTTGTATTCTTTGAAAGTAAATTAAGAGAACAAAATCATAAAATTAGTTCAATGTTTAGCATTGTTTCTACTTTAGCTGAAGATATGAACAAAATGAAATACGATTTAAGTAATATTATTATGATTAGTCATGGCGGTAATGGAATACCTTTAGAACAAAATATGCCTATTTTTGAAACAATGAAAACCAAAGATGAATTAATTAATGTATCTGATGATGAAGATAATGATAGTGATAGTAATAGTGATAGTGATAGTGGAATTGATAGTGGAAGTGATAGTGATAGTGATAGTGGAAGTGATAGTGATAGTGATAGTGATAGCAAAAATTTAGATATAAAAGTTTTAAAATTAAATAGCAGTGAAGAAATACATAATTTAGAAAATGATATAACTTCATTAGATGATGAATTAGAACACGAATTACAAGAAGTATTAGATAATGTAAATTATGAACCAATTGAATTAATAGAGGATGAAAATGAAACTATTTTGGAAGAAAAAATAGAACTTGAACCAAAAAAAGAATTGAAAACTATTAATATTGATTTAGAAGAACAAAGTAATGATTTATCTGATTATAAAAAACTGCCTTTACAAAAGTTAAAAAATATTGTTTATGAGAAAGGTTTATCAAATGATACTTCAAAATTAAAAAAACCTGAATTATTAAAATTGCTTGGTATAGAATAAAGATTTTATCTTACAATTATATAAATGTCTTGGGCAACATGTTATTCAGGGAGCAATAATTATAATTTTAATTTTCCTCCTATTATGGCAGATGGACGTAATTATGCATCTTGGCAACCTGATGCAGTTGTTAATGAAAGAATACAAAGACAAGAAAATATTCAAACAAACTGGAATTATAGACAATATTTACAACACAATGGTTTAAAAATTATGAAATATAATTCAACAGAAGCCTGTTATGATTTAGGTTTAGACCCTCATGTTCAAAATAATAGAACACCTTCTGATAATGTTCCATATACGTTTAAAAATACATTTGATACAAGTAAACCAGGATATGGTTATTGCAATAGTGATTTAAAAAATCCATATTTATCTAGAGAGCAATTAAATTCTAGACTTGTTTCAGTATATGTTGACCCTGCAAAATCAATAAAATAAAATAAAATTTATATTCTTTAAATACATATAATATTATTATATTTATATATGTATTTATATTTATTTATTATTCAAATTTTGAAAACATGTAATATATATTTTCGCAAACATCTTTTAGATACATTAGAAGCACATGAATATTTATTTATCAATACATTTTTAATAGCATGTTTTGTTGTATTTTTATGTATTTACAAAATTTTATACGAAAAATTTTCATTCAAAAAGTTATTAGGTAAAGTAAAAAAATTATCAATTCTTCAAATATGTTTTTTAATAATTATTGCAATTGTAACAATGAGCTCTTCATTCTTTTTTATTAATATAGATAAAAAACACAATACACCTTTAATAAATAGGTTATTATCTAAGGTATTATCAACCATATTATTAGTATTAATAGGTGTATTTTTCTTCAAAGAAAAATATAATTTAAAACAATTTATTGGTATATTTTTAACTATCATTGGCATTTATTTAACAATGAATAAAAACTAATTAAATAACTTATATTATATTATAATATGAAAATTTTATCTATAGATGTTGGAATTAAAAATTTAGCTTTTTGTTTATTTGAAAAAAAAATTAATTCTGAAAATTTTATTATAAATAAATGGGATGTTGTAAATATATCTGATAATAAAGAACAATTATTATGTAAATTTACAGAAAAAAATAGTCAAAATACATGCAAAAAAATTGCAAAATTTAAAAAAGATAATGAATGTTATTGTTTAAAACATTCAAAAAAACAGGTATATCAAATACCTGGATTAGAACAAAAATCATCATTTATTAATAAACAAAAAATTCAAAAACTTTATGAAATTGCTGATTCTCATAAGATTATTTATGAATCTAAAATAAAAAAAATAGAGTTATTAAAACTTATTAATGACTACATAAATGACCACTATTTTGAAAATATAGAAAATATTAAAGCAGATAATGTAGATTTATTTAATATTGGTGTAAATATTAAACTAAAATTTAATAAATTATTTGAAAACGAAGGAAAAATAGATTATGTCATTATTGAAAATCAAATTAGCCCAATTGCTACAAGAATGAAAACTATACAAGGTATGATTGTACAATATTTTGTTATGTCTGGATTAAATGTAGACCATATTGAATTTATATCAGCAGCAAATAAACTAAAAGAATGTAATATAAAAGATAAAACAAAATATAGTGATAGAAAAAAAATAGGAATTACAAAATGTTTAGAAATTATTAGCAATGATTTTAGATTTTCTGAACATGTTAACTATTTTAATGAACATAAAAAAAAAGACGATTTAGCTGACTCCTTTTTACAAGGTTTATGGTTTATTAAACATAAGTTTTAAATATTAATTAAAATATATATTTAACAATTCGTATGACTTAAAATTATCTATTCTATTGAATAAATAGATATAATGTCAGATATTATAGAGATTACAGATTTAGACTTAAACGACAATAGTTTTAGTTTAAATGATAATTTTAGTAAGAATTCTAATTTTGGAGGAGGATTAGAATTACTTATGAATGATAAAGTTAAGCAAAATGGTAAACCTACAAGTGATATTGAATTAGAAGACCTAAATAATTTAGAAAATGAATTAAATAATTTAGTAGAAGAAATACCAAATAATAGCTTTAAACCAAAATCTGATTTATTTTCAGCACCTAGTAGCATTTTTGAAGAAAAACATTCTGTTAGATTTAGTGATAATGAAACTAATATTGGTCAATCTACTGCTGAAACTGCTACTGAAAATAAAACATGGGATGGATATGGAAAATTTAATGATATTCCTATTAACCCTGATAAAGAAATACCATTTGAACAAAAAATGTCCAAAGAAGAATTACTTAGAGAAAAGTTCAAATATTTAAGAAAATTAGAGGCTCTTGAAAAAAAAGGTGTTGAACTATCCAAAAAATACAATATGGAATCATCATTACAAGAAATGCAAGGCGAATATGAAACTATAATGGAAGAAAAAAATAAACAGAATTCAGTTAAATTTCAAGGAAATATGCTTATGGCTGTTATAAATGGTATTGAATTTTTAAATAATAAATTTGACCCTTTCGATATTAAATTAGATGGATGGAGTTCTCAATTTGAAGAAAATATTAATGATTATGATGAAATATTTAGTGAACTTCATGAAAAATATAAAAGCAAAGCAACTATGGCACCAGAATTGAAATTGCTTTTTCAATTAGGTGGAAGTGCTATGATGGTTCATATGAGCAATACAATGTTTAAAAGTGCAATGCCTGGAATGGATGATATTTTACGACAAAACCCTGATTTAATGCGCTCTTTTCAAAATGCAGCAGTTAATTCTATGTCACAAACTAATCCAGGTTTAGGCGGTTTTATGAGCAATTTAATGAACCCGGAACCACAAGTAGGCTCTGGATATGGACCACCTCCTCCTATGGCTACACAAGGCCCTAACGCAATTCCACCTCCATCTGGAAGACCTGGAAATAATAATTATTCTAAACCAGATTTAAATTTAGGTAGAAGTAATTTTGTTGATGATGGTATTAGTCTTAGAGAAAACTTTGAAAGACCAGATGTACAAGATAGAACTAGTAAAAGAACAGGACGTCCAGAAATGAAAGGACCAAGTGATATTACTGATATTCTCTCTGGATTGAAAACAAAAACTATAAATATACAAGAACCTTTACAACAAAATCCAAATGATAGCAGTACTATTAGTATTAGTGATTTAAAAGAAATGCAAGGTGAAGGTAACTTACCAAAACGTAGCGGGCGCCGTAAAAAGTCAGCAAGTAATACTATTTCATTAGATATTTAAACGTAAATAAAGTTAAATTATTTTATTTACTTTTATAACATTTATTATTTTTTCATTGTTCTTGAATTATATTTTTTATAATTTTTTTTTGATTTTCTTCCACCTCTTGTAGCTGCCCATGTTTTTAAATCATTTCCTTCATATTTACCATTTTTTATACCTTTTGCACTAGGTCCTTTTCTATTTTGTGTAGCATGAAAGAAAACAGAATTCTGTGGAATAGTTGGAGGCGGTGGTAATACTTTCAAAGCATGTGGTGTACCCATGGGGTCTATGTAATAATATTCTTTAATTCCTCCATAAACTTTAGCTAATTCTTTTGGACGACCAAATTTATAACCAAAAAATGGACTAAATACCATTTTTTTTGTTGCTTCTACTGGATTTAAACTCAAATTTACTAAACTTTTTATATTTTTTTGATTAAAAAAATTACGTGGCAAATTTACATAAGGAGTTGATTCTGCACTTTGAATAGTACCATCATGACCTATAAAGAAAAAATCATGTTCTTGATTTTGCGATTTTGTAATATTCTTCATGACAGATTGCATTGTAGATGTTGAATTTTTATAAATTAATAAACAACCATTTAATTCATATAAAGCTCCTGGTATTAAACTTTTTAAAATTAATTCAGGATTATTACTTTGATTTCCAACTGGAAGAATCATGCTCATATTTTGAGGCTGTACAATTGGACCTTGTGAAACTGGTATTGCAGTTGCATTTTGACCTTCAACAGGAGGAGTAACCGAAGGAGGAACAGAAGGAGGAACAGAAGGAGGAACAGAAGGAGGAACAGAAGGAGGAGGAGGTGTCATTGAAGA